CCGCCCCAGCCGCCCAGCACCGCGTGGCTGACCACCACCACATCGCCCACGCTCAGCTGCAACGACTCCACGTTGAGGCGGGCAGTGAATACGCGCCGTTGCAACAGGTTGCCGCTGAGCAGGTAGCGGCCAAGGGCGAACGCCTGCACATACGCGGTTGTGCCGTAGAGCTGGAACTGCAACGGATCGCGCAGCACACTGTCGTCCCACGCGCCGGCACGGATGGTGAAGCTCGTAAGCTCGTAGTTGCGGTCCTCATCGGGGAAACTCATCTCCAGCGAGTCGGCTTTTGTTGCCGGGTCCAGCCACGTCTCGGTGAACGTATCCTCGTCGATATTGCCGGGGCCGATGAGCCCGCTGGGGGTTTCGGCCTTGTCCACCAGCGCGTAAAACCGGGCGCCGATCGGGTACACGATTATACGCCCTTCCATGCAGATGCGTAACACCGCGTCCCACGCGGTCATGACCGTGTCGAACACAATCCCGAGCTTCCAGCCCAAGTCGGTCCGCATGTATTCAGCCGCGGCCGCGAAGCTGTCGTAATCCAGCCGGCTCGGGTCGACGCCGGTGCCGTAGATGGGCTGGATAAGCTCGGGATCGTTCGCCACCGCGGGGTAGTCCGGGTGGTCCGGGTGGCCGTTGGCTAAAATATCGTAGCAGGCCCATGCGTGGGCTGTAGCGTCGGCGTCATACCAGTCCGTGCCGTCGTATACCGGGACCGTGGAGCGCGTTGCGACGCCAGTGACCTCCAAGTCACCATTGAGCTTATCCGTTGCCAGCGCGTGGACGGCCAGCAGGGCCTCGCCGGGGTAGGTCAGGCCCGCGCGGGCTCCGTCCTCGTTCAGCCCGCCATAGGTGATCGCGCTGATGGCTTCCAGCGTGACTGCCTGCGCGCTGATAACTGCGACGCGGACTTGGTAGCGCCCCTCGGGTAGTAGGTCATCCTCCGCCGCTGCGTGGAATTGCTTCCAGAACGCCTCCGCGGTTTTGCCCGGGAAACTTGCGGCCTTCATGCCGTTCGTGTGGGTTATTATGCTCACAAGTTGCTGGTTTATGCGGTTGAAGTCCGCCTTGACCCAGCTGAAATTGAACCAGTCCTCGGTGCCATAGAGCCGGTATTGGGCGAACACGAACGCGCGGGTTTCGACCAATTTGCCTGCACTGCTCAGCGTGTATAGACCGGCGGGCCATTGCAGCATCACCTCGAGGTTCTGAGCGGTGACCGAATTCATAGTCACTGTGTACCAACCTGTGTCCGCCGGGGTGGCGTCGAGGGTTTCGTAGTAGTAGCTGATCCATTTGCCAATTCCTCGTTCGTCTATATACACGAGGGCGATGTAGAATGCTCCCTCCGGCATCACTGTCTGTGTGTCCGAGAGCAGATATGCGCCGCCTGGTAGCCAGTAATAGTTCTGGTAGCCCACACCCTGAGTCAGCGCGCCGAGTTTCACCGAGTAGCGTATGCCACGATACCAGATGTTTACCATGCCGCCAACATCGAGGATTGCGGCCGCGTCCAGCACGGGCAAAGTTATCAATGCGCTTTGGGGGGTGATAGGGGGTATGTGGGTAACATAAATGCGGTCGAAACCGTCGAGTTGCGTTTGTTCCGCCAGCCCGGGGCGGGTCTCGTAGTGGAACTCATCCGCGTTGGCAGTGACGAACTCAGTTGCCGGGGTGCCGTTGATGCGTATATCCTGGATGTCGGCCGTGCCCGCGCCGGTTTCCCAATAGCCCGCATCAAGCCAAGTTATGGTCGTGTAGTCGGACGGCCACGGCAACACATCCATATTCCACGCGCTGGTGTGGGTGCGTCGGCAACGATAGGTTTTTCCGGGTTCCGCCGTTACCGCGCCGCCGTAGGTCGCTGGGGGCTTGACCTCGTCTCCTACAATGTAATCCGTCGCGTATAGCCAGTCGCTCAGGGTGGCAATCTCGTCGATTCGATGGCCGGTGAAGCCGTAGAGCGCGTGGATGTACTGCCGGTCGTCTTTCACCGTGACGAAGCGGTTTTTCAGCACCGGCTTGATGCGGGCGGTGCCGTAGAGCACGGGCATCGGGGTGTTGGCGGCGGCGGTGTCGTTCGGGGTGCGGCGCCAACTATACGACGGACTGGCAGCCAACACGTTCTCCGGCCCGGGCATAATCGCGTTTATCAGCATGCTGCTGGAGGCCCAGACGAAGAACTTCGCCATGGGGTTCCAACTTGTCGCCCATAGCAGCGCGGTCGTGCCTACCTGCGCGGCTGTCGCCCAATTTCGTCGGCTGTTGCGGCTCATGCGCCGCCTCCCTTAGCCATAATTCCCCTCCGCTATGCCGGGGGAACCGCCGTAACGCGCGAAACTCGCGTTGGCTCGGCAGCGGCTCAGCGTATGGTCACATAGGACGCGGATACGCACGGCGCCGCCGGTTACGGTTTCTTGCGTAATAGCGGAGTCGCTTGTGAGGTAGATTCGGCTGGGAACGTCCAGCGCGGATACCACACTAACGTTATACACGCCATTGTTGTAGAGCGTGCCGCTTACCTCGATGAGCTGGCCATCGAGGAAGCCCATGAGCCGAAATACCGACCCAGGCGCGAAGATGTAGCTCAGGCCGCCGGCAACTGCGTTGAAGCTCACGGTCGCAACCGTTACGTCCGCGGCCTTCGCGTATTCCGTCCCCGCCACCCAATACGTATTGCCGGTGCGGAACTCTCCGAAGCGGCAGAACCCCATGCGGAACGTGTGGCGGCAGACGGTAGCGACATAGCGGTCTCGCGGGAAGCGCCGGTTCAGCGGGGACGTTATCCCCAGCTCCAGCACTATTCCGTCGTTCGTGACTTCCGCGGTCATGATGGTAAAGTAGTGGGTGATACCGGCGTGGGTTACTGTGCCGGAAAGGGGCCTATACACCAGCGCCAGCGTTACGGTGCCGCCGGTGAAACCTGCGTATGTTGCAGCGGCGGGGATGACCGTGCCCACGGCGGTTCGCGGGTCGTAAATCGTCATGCGGGTCCGCGGCAGGTCGCCCTTCAAGCTCTCGTTCATGGGGGCCAGGGTGAATGCGGCCGGCTGGTAGGTTTGCCCGAGCGTCGCCAGTGGGAGTATGTTGGCGTCATTCACCCATCGGAACACAACGCTTCCCGCCGCGTTGGTCACGGTCGCAAGCAATACCCATGCGCCCGAAGCGGCAACTGCGTTTTTCAGCGCCGGTGCGCCAACATTCAGCGTTCTGGGCATGAGCGTGTCTCTCCCTTGGGTTTATATCTGCTCTAATTCAAAATCCACATTCCACCGGGCATAGTTGGTGTCGGGCATGGGCTGGTAGCGCACGGGCGCGGAGAACCGTACGGTGCGCGCTGTGCCGCTGCCTGGCTCGGTCCACGTGAAGCTCGCGCCGCCAACGCCGCGTTCCTCTTCGTGGACGCGTATAAGGTTCTTGTCCGCCGTGGTGATGCCCGCGTAGCGTATGGCCCATGTCCGCGGGAAGCGCGTGTGGCGGGCGCGCGTATGGACATACCCTGCTTCCTTGGGGGAGCGGATAATCGGATCAGCGGCAATGGTGTTGATAAGGTCGCCCACCACAGGGGTTTTGCCGGATCCGGTCAGGGTTGGAAACGTCGTTGCCATGTCATCTCACCCCCGGGTTGACGAACGTTCTGCGGTAGGCCGCGTTGGTGGTGGCCAGCTTCATGCTTGCGTTCAGCACCGTACCCTCGGCGGTGCGCTCGATGCTGGCAATATCCAGCTCAACCGGCGGTCCAGCGTTGATGATATTGACTGCGATTTTGCCCGCGCCGCCGGAACCCTCGAAACTGGGCGTATAACTTCTGGGGGACATCTGTAGACCAGGGGTGTAGCCGGGTGCTGGCTCGGGTGGGCCTCCGAAGCCGAACAACCCCAGAAGCTCCTGCAGCGCGGTGAGACTGCGGGTGCCCTTGATCTTGAACGCGTCCTCGGGGCCGAAGATCGCCGTTGCCAGCCCTTGCGCCGCCATCTTGGCAACGAAATTCACGAAGCTCTGGTATACGCTGTCAAACACTTGGGTCATGAAGTCCCGGAAGCTGCCGCCGTGCTGCATCCATCCCCTGATCGCGGTTTCCCACCCGGCCTGCATATCCTCGAACACGCTGGTAATGGTGGTGCCTGCGGATTCGAAGTCCTCGATGAACCCGCGTATGTTGGCCCGCCACAGTTTCAGCATTTCCTCAAACTTGCCCTCCATGGGCGCGCTCACGGTGCGGTAACCGATGATGTCCGGGTACTCGAATTTAGGCACTAGCGCGCCGAAGCTCGTGGGCTGGCCGCTGGTCAGTATGCGCCATATCGCTGCGAAATCGGCACACTGTTCTGCCAGCCAGTCCTTGAAACTCATCACGTCCTGCTTGACGAACTTCACCACCTTCTGGAATGTGGCCGGGACTTCTTTTATCGTCTCACCTATATAATCGGGTGCCTCGCCCTGCAGGGCTTTAACGAGATCCCCGATGATTGTATCCGTGATACCCCCCTCTTTGCGCGAGGCCAAGAACCGCACCAGCCAAAAACTGGGTATTGCCGTTGCAGGTAGCAACCGCATCAGCATATCACCCCATGCTATCTCGGTGTCCTTTATTATTAACTTTATGGCGCGGAACATCAACACCCAGCCGTGGATGGCGCGGTTGATGAATGCCTTGAACACCTTTCCCATCTGACCAATAACGCTATCTTCCCAGTTGGCCGCAAAGTCCTTGCCCCATTGCTCAAACGTATTGGCGAACTTGTTGAGTATGTCTCCCATGCCGTCCCATGTGACGTTGAACGCCGAACGCAGGAGATAGAAGGCGACAACAACTGCACCCACAGCCCAGAGCAGTGGCGATGTCAGCAGGCCGATGAGGATTTTTATGTTGAGCGCCACTATGGGAATGGCGATTGTGAGAGCCCCGATGGCCGTGAGCAGCAGGCCGATTTTCGCAACTGTCAACGCGAGTTGGGCCACCAGCTCACGGTGTGCCTCCATCCACTCGCGCAAAACCTCGACGCGGGCGCCCAGCAGGTCCGCGAACGCGCGTATCCGCGGGGCGAGCGACTCCCCGACCAGCCGCGATACACGCTGGATCATTTGCCCGACCCGGCCGAGCTGGTGCAGGAACGCGGCCATCTGCCAGTCCGTTACGCTCTTCATTGTGCCGCCGCTGTTGGCTATTTCGGCAGAGTACTTGCGCAGGCCATCAGCGCCGTATTCCAGCACATTAATCATACCCGCGATGGCG